TGCATCTGGGCCTAAAAGCGCTCCTGTACCAGGAGGAAAAATTGCTGGTAAGGTTTTAGGTGGCGCTAGAGCTATTGGTGCAGCATTGCCTGGAGCAGCAATTATGGCTGGTGTTGGAATGGCAATTGATTCTTCTTTAGGGTCGTTTGGTGTAGGTAAAATGACTGAAGAAGAAGATGAGCAACTAACGCAGTTAGATGACGAAAATTGGGATAAAATGACTACTAGTCAAAAAATAGAATCAGGGTTAGCAAGAGGTGTGGAAAAAGCAGGAAGTTTTCTATTCTTAGATAATATAGCAAATGAAGCTAGAAAACAACGTATAAAAAATGAAACCGAATATCTAAATAAGAATCCGAACATTCAAAGTAAAATGAATTTAAATAATGATTTCGAAAAAATAAATTTAGAAAATTTAAATTTACAAAAAGATAATACATCAAGGGTAAATATAGTTAATGCACCAACAACTATTACTCAAACTCAAGCTGCGCCCGCATCAATAAACACAGGAGCAAGAGCTAGACCAAGAGAAGAATATAGTGATTCTTATACTCGAATGTATATGTCACAATTAACGGCATAAAGGGGCCTAAGGCCCCTTTTTTGTTGGACTGCTAATTACTTCTTAGCTGGTTCTGCTGGCTTTTTGTCGTCCACAGGTTTACCATCTTTACCGACTGGCTTAACCTTTGGCTTATCGCCTTCTTTCTTAGCTTCTTCTTTCTTTGGCTCTTCCTTCTTAGCTTCTTCTTTCTTTGGCTCTTTCTTCTTAGCTTCTGCTTTTGCAGGTTCAGCTTTTTTAGCTTCCTCTTTCTTAGCATCTGCTGCATATGCGAAGGAAAGACCTAATGCTGCGAATAGTGCAATTAAAGTTTTCATTTTGTTTCCTTAAAATTAAAAATTGACAATTCGTCATCCTTCAGTCGATCCAAGAACACAATTAGTGTGTCGGGAGTCGAATCCAGCTAAGACTACTCGTCGTTTGCTAGTTTAGCGAAGTACGAAATTGACTCTGAATCATCATCAAAATCTAAATCTTTTGCCGGAACAGTGGATTTAGAAATGACCTGAGTCTTTGGAGGACGTACTTCCTCACCCCCGGACATAGTATCACCCAAGTCCACATTTTCTGCCTTGTTGCTAGCTGCCGCAACTCCTGTAGCAAGAACCATATTTAATTTTGCTTTCAATTCATCATAAGATTTGAAATTCTTTGGATCAAGAAAATCTTTGAGAGAATGCTGCGACTTCCAAACAGCTTCAATCTTAGAATCATCATCAGAAACCGATGATGATGATTCAAACTCAGATTTATCGTAATTACGATAGCCTTCTACATTACGAATCTTGAGCTTAAAGTTTGCACCTTCCCAAAAGTCAAACACGTTAACAGGTTTCTCGTCCTCGAATTGAGGTTCTGCTTGATCCTTAATTTTTTCCCAAATTTTCTTACCATATTTAAATAAAAATACTTTACCCTCATTCTCTGGACGAGCAGGATCTTTCAATACTAGAATATTTGAGATATAGGTTAGACGTCGTTTCTGTTTACGAGCAATTTCTTTATTAGATTCAACACCTGAATTCCAAAGTTCAGTATTTAGCTCAGATACAGGATCAGTCTTACCGATAGTGGTCAGTGAATTTTCAATATACCATTTACCACCTGGTCCTTGAAAACCATGATTCCAAATTTGTACAAAGGGGAGATCTTCGCCGGATGGTGCTGGAAGAAATCTAATTACTGCGTAACCATTACCAGCTTTGTCTACTTCTGGTTGCCAGAAGCGATTGTCTTCAGATTTGCCTTGACCTGGATTAGAGATTTTTTCAACCTCTTTCATCAAAGCATCGAAGCCACCACGAGATTTGCGAAGTTCAGATAGAGATGTAAATGCCATTTTATTGCTCCTTTATTAGCGACTGTATAAGCGTTGTATTAGCGTTTTTTAATTTTTGAATTACTAAATGCATAATCATAAAATTCATCAAACGCATCATCTACTTCTTTATTACTAGATGATGCCATATTATATAATAAATTTCTATGCTTGTCAATACGATGTTTAGCTTTTTCTACCTTTTTGATTCTAACATCTCTGTCAAAATCATCACGTTTTGTCTTGCTCATTTTGAAAAACTATATCTCCTATGCTGTATCGTCTTCTCTATTTGACACTACAAGGTAGGGCCACTGAGAAACACGTTTAGTAATTTCTTGTTGATTAACTGCGAGTTTAACTAAATACCTTTGGGTTTCTTTTAAAGATTCTGACAATTGAGTAATGTTATCTTGAATGATAGCCATATTCTTCTCAATATCAATTATCTTTTGTTGTGATATGTCCAATGATTGTTCTAAAAATTCGTTCATATTTTTCCAAATCTACTTTAAGAAAAGGTTTGTATTTGTCTATTAATCTAGATACATCTGGCCATAATACATTGTCAGTTATTTCCTGATTAAATCTATCTCTAAAGTTTAGAATCTGATCCAATATTACTAATGTTTCAATATGTATTGTTTTTCTTAAATACGCTTTTATTATATATGGATGCTGACCTTTAGAGACTGTAAAAAGATTGTCCAAATGAATTTTATTATCTTCCATTTCTTGGACAAGTTTATTTAAATCATTATCAAAATTATATTGTAGTGCCTCTAATCTTTTTTTCCACTGAACATAACGATCATTTGCTTCAGTATCAAATACCCCACCCCACCTATCACCTGATACAAAATTTGCTACTAAAAAATTAGCAACTTCTTCATCTGAATAGTTTTTAGCAATTTTGTTAATGGCATATAAATCTTTTCTCTTAAGAAAAGCTGTTCTTGTTGCTCTCACCTTGCCTTTCTGCTCAATGACATCATATTTGTCTGTAGTAAAATGTAACTTCAACGCTAGATAAAATCTATAAACTTCAAATGCGTCCATTATCATAAAGGTAGTTTACCTCGTTTTTTCAAAAAATTCTGCTCTTCGGCTTCCAACTGTATCTTGTCCTTTAAAGACTTATTAATCAATCCTGCAATGTTTTCTATATCAATATCTATTTCCTCACAATAAGAAATAACTGCTTCCATATACCCGATTTTGGTATCCTGCACTCTTTTCTCAATATACAATGAAAATTCATTAGGTGATCTGAATTTCTTCGTAATAATTAAACTATCTGTTATGGGATCCATCTTATTTCCTATTATAATACACTTATATGTATAAGTCTATACTATTTGAACAAAATTAATGACAACATGACTGCATGAACAATGAAACCGAAGCCGATAGTAATAACCATTAACATATCTTTCAATATAGCTGCTCTCACAAAGAACAATGCTAGCCCACCCCAAATAAATAAAACCAATTCAATCGGCGGAGTCTTATCAGATAATCCAGCCATTAATGCAACTAAGGTCGGAATGGTTGCAGCATGCACCATTAGAACTCCAACCCAGGCTATAGTTTCAGCTGTTGCTTGGGTTAAGTTGTTTTTACAATAATCAATGACTTTATGTAGGTCAAATTTAGGAATAACTATTTTATTTGTCTTTTGAATGTTCATTTTATTTGTAAAAAATATGGTTTCCGATAACTGTTATTTTTTCTTTACGCCACTTAGGATTTACATAATTAGCATGATAATACATTGCCTCATTAAGAATATCTAAACGAAATCCTTCCAATAGAACTTTCTTAGCCACAGCATAACATTCTTTGTATGCTTCTTGGGATAAAAGTTTCTTACTAGCTTGAGGTTCACAATACCAACTAAATTGACACACTACCTTTTCCATAAAGACATTCTTTTGATATACTACTTTACAAATATCACTTGGGAAAATGCCTGATTCTGATCTATTGATTGTGACCTGAGCTACAGCAACTTTCCCTTCAAAAGATTCTTTTGCTGCTTCAAAGTAAATATTTCTAGCTAAACATTCAAGTTGTCTTTCACGTTCAGCCATTGTAGTATACTTAGTTTGTACTTTATTTGTTTTTAGTGTTTCTAGCTTGTAGTCAATAAATTTCATAAACAAGTTCCCAACAACTACAGCAGCAAGACAAGTTAGAAAAATTTTAACTATTTTGTCCATGAGAACTCCTACTAAGGGAGGTTGCCCTCCCTATTCGTTACTTCTTGGTTGGTTTTTCTACCGCTTGAATCTGGGATACAAATCCATTAAGCGCATTTGCTTTTGAAATGACATCTGATTCAGATGGGTATGAGGGGAATCCAGGATGATCTGGAGGTGTTTGACCAGCATGTCTTGCATTGTCTACCTTGACTTGCCAATCATTAGATACTTGTTCACGTCTACCATAATAATCTTCAGTGAGCATGTCCTTTGCCATTTTTAAAAGCTCTAGACGTATCTCAAATGGTGTCATATTTGCCATTTACTTCTCCTTTGTGTTTGTGTGTAAAAATGGTGGTTTATCAGGTTCCACCAAACCTTAATTTAGTAGCTTAAGCGTACACCAAAGCCAAATGCTTTTTCTTCAATGTCCTGCATTGAACGGCTAAGACTTGCACTAACACTAACTGCCTTAGATACTGGCATACTTACACCAGCAAATGCTACAGTTTGTTTAGGATTAGCGTCATCCCAGTTAACACGAGTCTTGACGCCACCAAATGCCCATGCTGGACCAACTGGTGCGCCTGTGCTAACGCCTAATAGACCGTAAGTAAAGTCGCCATTAACTTTACCGTTAAAACCGTTATCATAACCAACGCCACCGAAAACATTGACGCCTTTGATAACGTCTTTACCTGCGGTTGCTTCGACACTATTAAGCATTCCACCCTTATCAAATACTGCAGTACGAACCTGAAGTCCCATATTTAGGCCCATCATATCTTTTCCTGCACGGAAATACTGAGCAGTACTGCCTGCTTTGGTGCGGGTATCTGTCACTTGGTCTACATCGAAACTAACAAAGTTTGCTGCCTGTGATGTTGCTGCAGCAGTTGCTAAAGCTAATGCTAAAATCGTCTTTTTCATTACTTCTCCTTGTGTGTGAGGCAGTTCGTTTGGTAACAAGGTGAACTGCCAAAACCCCGTCAGGTTTAAGCGGCTAGCTTAAGGTCCTGATAAAAATAGTCGTCGTTTGCGTCTATTTGCTTTTGCTAGGATTACGTCCTTCGCCTATCGAGCAGCCTTAAAAGATACTTTACAGTCAATCGATACCAATTCATCCCCCTCGTCTTGGAGATGCCGAGATTCGAACTCGGGTCTTGCCCAGATTTCTCAATTTTGGTTTACTGCTATTAAACGCCCTCTAGTCAATTTCTCAACTTGAGGATCGTTTTCTTTCAAATAGAAATTATTTTCTGTTTGCTTCATACAACTATATGATTATTATATATTATCTAGTATTAAAGGTAAAGTCACCAGTAGCCTTTTGGGCAACTAGCAGAATTAAATCTAGCCTTTACATTTATTACGCAACCACATGCTGTACAAATACTTTTATCTTTTGAAACATAATCACAAGATATACAAATATTAAATCTTTTCTTAAAAAGATCTTCCGATATAATTACATCTTTGCCGTCAATTTTATCCCGAGCCACTTCTTTAGCAAAATCAATAAGATTGTGTATCTTTTGAGCTAATGTAGGTTCAGGATATATTACAGGAGGAGGTGGAGGAGGTTCTACGTGCTCCATATTTTTCACATTTATTAAACCTTGCTTTATGTAATCAGGGGCATCATGAAAAGGATCTAAATTTTCTGATTCATTTTTTTCATTACATGGTTTATTCATAGTCTGACAAGTTTATCAACGGATTTAAAATATAAGGCATAGTAGCCGACGTATCAGGATTTTTAGTGAAAATAGGAGAAGGCAAGGTAGTTACATCTACTCTACCTGATAATACAGCAGTTTTTAACGGCTCTGGCCATTCAGCATAAGCAACTTCAGGATAAGGATCCATTATTGGGTGATCTGAATCTTTTGGTTCGGGGCCTGGTATAAAAGGACCCGGCGCTGGATTAATAACTATTCTTTTTATTGCCATAAGTTTTGAAAAGGATTTTTATATCTAAACTTTGAAGTTTTAATATTTAGGTTAAAGGAAATGGAAATTCTATTTTTATCAGATAGGTTTTCATCATACCCGTGTACTAAATAAGATGGCCAATATATGATTGACCCATTAGTTAAATTTCCTATAGAGTTCCATAAAGAATTATAAGGTGTTTGTAATCCCATTTCACATTTTATCTCAGGTGTAAAAGGATATGATAATAATCTTGGATTTTTAAACTTCAATCTCGGGGACAATTCATTTATTTCAATATATAAGGTACCAGAGACTACACAATTAGTATGATAATGGTCAGGCTGAAATCCACCTTTTTGACAAACATTTAGCCAAGAATCACTTATATATAATTCTTCTTTAAATCCCAATAATTCATTATAAAAAATATTTGCCTTTTGCTCTATATCTTGTTTTAATAGTTTTAATTTAGAAAATTCAAGTATAGGATTATCTTGATAATGTTTAAGATTATTAGATTTATCGTTTACAGAAAATTTATTCTTATTTATCCAATTATGAATAATGGGAAGATGTTTTTCTAAATTGATAAAATCAACACCAAGTGTTGTAGGAAAAATATTGATATCTTGCATAATTAATAAGACACATATACATATGCACTTCCTGTATGATACGTATTTGTTGTAGGAGTTACATTAATAAAATTAGATCCACCCTGACAAGGAGATCCGCCACCTGCTCCAAAATTACCTCTGGTTGAAACTTGATTAGTACCACTTACTGATCCACCCCAACTTCCACCTGCTCCTGAACCGCAGCCATACGAGCCATTAATATTATAACCTCCTGCTAGACCACCACCTCCACCGCATCCATCACAATCACATCCACAACAATGACAACATTGTCTTACACTGCCACCTCCCCCAGCTATGACTATAGCAGCACTCCCTGTAGTAGTAAATACGGAACCTGATCCACCTCCCCCGCCGCAAGCGCAGCCACCACCACCACCTATATTAGCAGGATATGCATAATAACTAGTTAGATGTGATAATTCTACATTCCCTCCAACTTTAGCACCGTAGCCATCGGTGTTACAACTACCTCCTGCTCTACTTCCACCACATTCCACATATATTGATACTGAAGCTGCAGAAGGACCATAAGGAGCAGTGAATGTGCTATTAGAAGTATAAGTTGCAGTAAAAGTATAACTACCAGTTGTCACTGTTTTTACTTTATACGGACTATCTCTACTACCGGAAAAATTAGCCTTAACTCTTCCATAATAATTAGAATTACCAACTAAATTTGTAGAGGCACTATATGAAGAAGCATTCTGAGCAGTCACACTATAAGCAGTTGATGAAAAACTAGTGTCCGATGTTCTTGATAATGCGTAATCGCAAGTATTATGGGTAAATCCACTTAATCCACTATAAGCAGTTACACTAAATGAATGACTATTATAACTAGACCCAGTAAAACTAAAATTAGGAGGTGTGAAAACATTATAAGAAGTTGACCAATTTCCTGTACCACCATCGCTAGCTATCCATCTAGCACGCATAATGTATTGCTTACCATCAGGCAATGATTTATCATGCAAATTAATACTTGTTTTGTTTGTAGAATCAGAAAGGCTAGAATAAACAGGAGATGAAAAGGTTGTATCAGATGTTTCTGCCAACTGCCAATCTGTACTTCCATGAACACCTGATCCGTTTGTCACAGAATATGATCCTGTAGAAATACTATAAGTACCATCCGCATTATTAGTTTGTAATAAAGTAGGAGTGGCAGGAGTAGTTAATGCCGCTAATCTCCAAGTACCAGAGACCTTCATCCACATGGTACTGCTTCTCCACACTGAGGATATTTTAATCCATGTAGCAGATATTTGTTTCCAAATACCACCTACCTTAAGATGTACTGGCATTATTCGTAATAGGTAAAGGGATCGGGTTCAGCCGGCCAAACAACAAAATAAGGATCAGTATATGTTTCAGTAATATCCCTTAGTTGTTGTCTATAGTCTTTAAATGTTTGACTCAATGTTAAATTATTTTCAATTGCTATGAATACCGCAGAATCAAGTTTTGATAATTTACTACTTCGTATTTTTTTGACATTTTCCCATTCTAAACTTATATCTTGATTAATTTCAACTTCCGTTTTTTCTCTAACAGTATATGTAATTGTAATAGTTTTTTCAGTTTCATCCCATAGATGAATAGCATTCTTATCACAAGCATGAGTTTTAGCATCAAAGGTTGGGGGTATATCTATAACTAACTTATATCCCTCATTATAAAAAAGATAATCATCATCAACTAGTGCGCCATTGTCATAAATCCATCCAGGATGGTTTACAATGGCATTGCCCTTTTTGTAGTTTTTACCAGACTGTAAAAATTTGTACTGTTCAGTATTTTGAGGGATTGGATCAGATATCCAATATTGTCCTAGAGCAGGATTTTTAGGTTCTTTAAATTTCCACATAGTTTAACTGTATTGAAAATGAACATCACCATCACTTCCACCAGATGGGGATGTATTGCTGGATGTTCTAGTACCATAAGCATTGGAAGTTCCGACACTAGTATAAATAAAACCCGAGGGTAAATAAACTATAGCTTGACTAGAATCAAAATACATAGTTTGCACACCTGATGCATTATATATTTCGTTTACTTTTAATTTACTAGTCATTTATCCCCCTAGACTATTTATAGTACTAGTTAAATTTTCCTTTTTCTATTTGTTCTACTAATCCTAGACCCAATAAATTAATCACAAATGAATTATTAGACCATGATCCAATGTTTACTTCAGACTGAGGATTATCTAAAAAATGATTGATATTTACAGCACTTAAAAATGATTTAAAATTTTCAATGCCTTTATTTTCAGCTAATTCCCAAAACTTTGTCTTAAATTTAGAACCTGCAGCATAATGCAACATAATAACGTTTTCTATCTCTTTAATAAATTTTAAATAATTATTATTACAAAGTTGTTCAGGATAATCTTCCTTCCATCTACTAAATGCTAATCTATTGACCACACTCATAAAATGAATGCTTGTAGCTTCAAGAGGCTCTAAAAAGAAACTAGCATTACCATTATAACAAATTCTACCATCAAAATTCTTTTTTCTATAGTAATTATTAAATGAGAGTAAATTTGTTTCTTGACTAGGTATTAAATCTAATTCTTTAAATACAATTTGAACATCATCTTTTATTTCGTCAATATTATTTATATGCCTATTAAAAAGATATCCTATACTGCATCTGTTTAACAAAGGTATCCCAAAAATCCAACCATATGGTCTTGCAATACATAATGTATATATGAATTTAGGTCCTGACCAAAAGCATTGTGTGACGTAAGCACTATTAACTGGTATAAAATCACTAATTACAAAATCTTTTTCTAAATTTTTTGCTCCAGAACAATCTAATATATGATCGCTATCTATAGAATTTAAATCTACATTCTTATCAATGAATCTTATTCTTGGATTTTTGTTTAGTTTATTAAAAATAAATTCTTGCAGTTTAACCGCATTAAAATGATATCCTACACTGCCATTAAAAAAAGGATGATAAAATGTAGTTTTAGCGGTTCCCCAATTAGTTTTCTTAATACCACCTTTGTATGTTCCATAGATATTTTCTAATTCTTCAACACCAAAATCTAAATTTTTAGACAATTCAAAAGGCAATAAAGTTGTAGTGCCTTCTCCTACAGCCTGTGGTTTAATATTGGGATCGAAATACCAATCAATTTCCCAATCTGTCCAATTCAAAAAATGTGGTACTGCTAAACTACCTGCAGTACCTCTACCAATAACTGCTAATTTTTTCATTAACTGTTTAACCCCCTAGAAGACGAAGTCATTACTGCAGCAATTCTTCCAATATCTTGAAGCTGATTTACTGTATATCCTGCATTCTTAAGTGTTTCATAATGTGCTTTGACGCAAAAATGGCACTTACCAACAATGCTGGCTGCTAGACTATAAGCCTCAAAATTTTAATTGAAAATTACTAGTCTGTCAAGCACTAGTTATCCTTTCGTATTCGTTTCTATACAACAACAAATACTTAACCCAATTATCCCTCTTTTCAAAAAATACTTGAGGGTAATCATTTTCGACAGATATAATTACCACTAATCTATTAATGGGAACTCCTGTCATTTCCTCGTACATTATAGAATATGCAGCACATTGCATAAAATATGAATGTATATGATCTTTTTCTTTTCTTCTCGATGAAGTTTTAAAATCAATTACTGCCAATTTGCCCTTATACTCGCCTATACAATCAACTGTACCAGACAAACGCAAATGATTAGAATACATTTGTTGTTCTTGACAATGTACATTGTCTATATTTTCTAATATTGGTTGAATTGATAGGAAGTTTTTTAGATCAAATGGATTTTGAATTTCACAATCTTCATTATTAATATATTTTTCAACTATATTATGTAATCGAGTACCTCTTCCTGCTGCTGCTTTTGAAATTCTATTAGCTTCTGCCTCTCCTACTCTTTTACGCCATTCTATAAGATCTTCTTTGTTATGTAAGGATAAAATAGTAGTCACCGAGGGATACTTATTGCCCTCCGGTGTTACATAATATCTGGTGCCATCTGGTCTTGTTACTCTTTCTAATTTAGGTATGGGCTTCTTCGTCCCTACATGATTAAATTGCTTCACGTTTATCCTTGTAATACCTCAATGGCATGATTATAATGTTTAACACGATCTTCTAACCCAATGAACCCACCATTGATACGTTTAGTCATCATTCTTAAATCTTGAGCATCAGCTAATTCATTTAATTTATTGGCAGTCCAGAACCAGCATGCAGAATGAAGCGCATAATATGGTTGGGTCAATACATCAGGATTTTGTAATAATGTATCATCCTCAAACATAGCCATACTACATCTTTGGTAATTTGATTTGCCAGTAAGCTGAATTAATCCTCTACCTCTATATCTATAGCCTTCGCCTGATGCTTCGGGCCCATTACCCATTCTATTTGCATAAACACGGTTAGCAATTTTTTCAGGTTGTCTGTGGTATTGTTGTGCAATCTCAGCAGATGGGAAATATTTTGGGAAAACTTTTCTTAAACCATCAGCAGAATAATTAAGATTTTCCGATAGAATAGTAAACCCACCAGATTCATGTGCACATTGTGCAATAAATGCAGCTGTTCTTGCAATATCATTAATCTCATACTGAGGCAACACATCAACTAATGATTCATACCATTCACTTAAATTTTTGACACGAGGTATAAGATGTTGTAGTTGTTCTTCTGTAAAATCAAAATCGAAAGACATTTTATCTCCTTTAAATTCCAAATCTAGATCTAGTAGCATTAAAATTTTGTTGTACTTCTGATTGGGTCAATGCTCTATTATAAAAAGTTAATGCACCAATTCTCATATTAGTGACGAACGTATTATAATGTACCCCTACCCAAGTATAAGAACCCGCATCTGCGCAATTATTTGACCCTGAAAATGAGGTGTCACCAGTAGAGGTGCCATTAATATATTGAGTTATTGTATTTGTTGCAGTGTTTCTTACTGCCATAATGTGATACCAACTACCAGAACTAATAGAGGTAGTAGGAGTACTAGAAGTTGTGCTACCATCAGTATGCCTGCACCAGAAATATGTACCTGCAGTGGTAGCATAAATAGCCCAAAACCCAGAATGTCCAGTATCACCGTAATTAGTTATAGAAAAATAATTATTAGCAGAAGATGGTAGAGTTACATAGTATAACCATCCTCCTGCTGTAAAAGAACTTGCGCCTAAGCTAAGACTAGATAAAGTTACATAATCATTAGAACCATCTAGTAAAATATAAGTAGGAGAGGCTGATGTATAGGTAGGACCATTTACTAAAGTCCCATTATTACTATTACCACTTAAATCTGTCCATGTAGTTCCAGAACCAGAATAACTAGAGGTATTACCCGCATCTAAAAATGATACCAAATTTGTTCTGACAATATCAAGTGTAACATTGCCTATTTGTAAATTTTTTACTATAGCATCTCTAATTACAAAATCAGGCATTTTTTTATTGATTAGAAGTTAAAGTACTAGGAAAGGCCCTACCTGGACCCCAAATGATTCGAACTGCTCCAGGTCCACCAGCATAAGAAGTCCCATTAAAACTATAGGTTGAGGAAATAGCACCCGATCCTCCACCATAACTCCCACCTGTTTGTTGTGTACCAGAAGAAGTTGGTGTGCCTCCAGACC